CAAGAACTTACTGATAAAATCAGTTTTATTTTCTATATTAATTATCATCATCTTTGAAGGTAATTTTAAACTCCTTAAGCTTTTTTTGCAACAGTTTATCTAGACTTTTATTAAGAGCGTTTTGAAGTTCGTCCTGACCCTCAATACATACACCTAACAACCTCTCTACTGTACAAAGCTTTTCAATAAGCAAATTATACTGAGTTGAACTCATTTGAGGTTCAGAGTATACATTTTGAACTTGCTGTGGTACGGGTTGAGGAGCAGGTTGAGGTACTTGCTGAGAAGTAGGCTGTTGAGGCATTGGTTGTTGAGCAGGCTGTTGTTGGGGTACCGCTACAGGTCTATTCGGGTTGCGCGGTACCCGACTCAAAAAATTCTTTTGAATAAGTTCTTTAGGGTCATATTGTAATCCTTTCATGTTTTGACTCCCACCAACTACCATTTGGTCTAAGTCTTTTAGATCTCTTGCTGTTTGACCTGTCAAGTGAGCAATCTCTTGAAGAGTTTCATGATCTAATTCTAAATCACCATTTTGGGTAAGATCCGGTTGGGGCACGTTTTCTTGCGACATAATAATATTATATAATTTAAAGTTTAATAATCAAATAAAAAAGCGAGAGGGTTTCCCCTCTCGCTTATTTTGAGGGTATTACCCAAGCCCTTTCAAGAGCTCAGATACTGTATCATCGTCTAGATCTTCATCATCGTCATCATCGTCATCAGACGGTGTTGGCAATTCACGAGAAACGACCTTGCTTTTTTCTGGAGCAGGTACAGCTGCTGGTTCTTCAGCTTGCTTTGGTTGCTCACACAAGAAGTGAGTATTAAAAGCTTCTTCAAGCTCATCAAAAGATAGAACTTTAAGAACATCATCCAAATCATGAACTGAGTTATAGATAGCTTCCATCTTCTTCTTATCTTCTCCAACGCCTGGAATTTCTCCAGATGAAGCAAATCGAGAAGAAACAAATGTCGGATATTCACCTTGTCGTTCAACCTTAATCTTAAAAGAACAACCTTCTGGTGAAAGGTCAAAAATACGTTCACCGAATTCATCTGCATCTTCACCGTTCATAGCTTCATCCATAATCTTTTGGAGCTGTTTGCCATAACGAAGGATCTTAACCTTACCGTTATTTTCTGGATCGTTAGTATCATTAATAACGTATACATTAACAAACCAGTTTTCTCGCCTCATAAGCTTCTTAGCTTTTTCAACTTGCTCAACAGTACCATGCTTAAGCAACCTCAAACGACCTTCTGCAATCGGGTCACGCTCTCCCCAAGTACTGGGGGATACAAATTGAACATACTCTCCAGTTGCGTATGATTCCCAACCAAAATTAAAGTAATGGAAGAATGTTTTCTTCGGTTCTTCAAGATTAGGTACCAGACGAACAGTATAGGTATGCCCTGGTGGAGTCCTAAGAATTTCCCGTACACCGGATTTAGCTTTGGACTTGTTAAGTTCTTCCTTAATGGATTCGAACATTGACTTAGTGAATTTACTCATATCTTTTTATCGTTTTAGTTTTTTATCTATTATGTTTTTTATTTCATTCAAGCCTGATTTACAGACCCGTTTACAATTCTCAGAACGTAAATAAGCCATTCTGAATTTCGTAAAGTCATTATATAAGTCCCCAAACATAAAGGCAAGCAAATCATGAGGACTTTCAAAAAATTTTTTCTCAAAACCATCTATAGCAAATAGCGTATAAATGTCAACCTTTCTATCTTTTAAATGTAAAATAAAATCCGGGAATTGGCCACTACTTTTTTCAGAAAGATACATATTAAGAGGAATCTTTTTCTTCATACAATATTTGTATACGAACATCATCGACTCTTTACACTTTTTGATAGCAATTTCAGAATCAGGACTTTGTTTATCCTTTTTCTTCATATACATTGTATATATACTTCTAGCTTTAGCTGAAATATAAAATTTTAAATCATAAAAAGCTTTAGTATCGTTTTTATAAATAGCATACGGTGCTATAAAGAAATCGTTTATACTAACATTTTGATGCCTCTCGAAAAAATTTGCAAGCTTTTTTACAGGTACATAATGTTGTTGTTCCTCAAAACCGTCAAAATTTTCTCTGAGTTTGAATGGTTGGTTATTTTTGCTTCTTGATATTGCAAGGTATGTATTATAGATGCGCTTTTCTAAGGGTGTTACCATGATAGGATTTTAAAAATCTTTTTATATATTTCGATTTGTAAATATTTGGATCGCATTCAAGAAAATATCTTATACAATCAATATCGCTTTCAAAGCTGCATAGAGTTTTAAATAATTTCAAGAATCTTTCCTCTTGTAGAAGTATAATTAAAATATTAGCGTAGTTCAAGCGTTTATTTTTTAATAAACAAATAAAAGAGCAAGCTTTATTAAAATTATTTTTAGTTTCTATATAACAAATTGAATCAAATGGCTGCATCACTTAGTTTACTATATAAGGCTTTAGTAATTTCGTGAAATTTAAAAACTTTTCGGTTATTTCCCCACTAGCAGCGTATTTATAACCATCTCCATTACAAAGTTTTTTTGCAAGTTTATCTAGTTTCATTTCACAAACTTTATTCCTCCTAAAATAAACTCTATTAGCTTCCGTATTAACTATAGCTATAACATCTGCGTTATAACTTTCAAATAATTCATCGCTTATTTCCGTTATACAACAGTCTGCGAAAGTAGCGATAAAATTATAAATTTTATCTTTTATTGGTAATTTAGTTGTAAAAAGCTGAAGGTTTCTTATTACATTTTCACATTTTTTATTTAAAAATACTAATTGATTTTTTTGATATTTATCAAAGCCAAAAAAGCCTTTATTATATTTTTCGTGAAAATCTAAAACCCTAGAATAAGAAGTCTTATTCCAAAATAGAGTTTCCATATCTTTAGATAGCTGTAGAGAATAGTTTCTACTTACAGCATCATCAATTAATACAACTAACAGTTTTTGCTGTTCAGTTGGTTTGTACTTAAACCCTTTCTTAAATAAACTAAAAGTTAATCTTGTACTCGAACCATCTTCCTTAGCAATAACTTTCGCCAATTTAAAATTATGTTCGTTTTCCAAGAAAGCTTTATGAGCAGAAATAATAAATACATTCCCGCTATCAATTACTTCCTCTAACCCAGATACATCAACCCCTAGAATAGTAATTTTAGAGAAATCTGAAAACGAGTTCTTGTCAAAAAATTGACGAATTTTTTCGCCAGCTGTCTTTTGAGTTACCTCATACAGTATAGGTTTATTTTCAGCGACCCATGTATAAAGTACGTAACACCCAGCTCCGTCTAAATCATTATTAACAATTACTAGTTCAGGCTTTTTCATCTACTTTTAGCTTCTTCTTCCGTTATTTCATCCGAAAAGGTTCTTAAAGCTTCGGAAGTATTTACTACGTCATCATCAGCATTCAATGTATTATCTTCAGATAAGGTAAGTGTAGGATAATCAATAGCCATACTAACTGCTCCAAAGTTTGGACCGTATCGATTCTTCATCATACACATTTTGATCACGTTTAACTCTCTATCTTCATCTAGCTGCCAAAGACCCATAATAACGTCAGCGGTAGCAGCTGTACCAATACTCTCACTAATTGAATCCATCCCAGGATTTTCTGTATCAAACCCAGATCGATTCAACTGAGTAGCTGTAATAATAGGGCATTCAAAGAAGTAGCTCATTGCTCGTATACTTTCAGCAACATGTTTAATTCTTTCATAACCATTATCACCTTTACCCTGTACAAGATTTAAATAATCAATAACAATTGCATCAAACTGATAACCTGTCTGCTCAATCTTTTTCACAAATGCTGTCAACTGAGAGGATGTCATTGTGTTTGGTGGAAACTCTTTAACTAGAATTCTCGAGCTAGGTAGTTTCATTTTTTTACCCTGTACGATTGCCTTTAAGCTATCTGTATTATTAGGGAGATCGTTAAATGGTATTTGAGAGATATTTGCAGATATACGCTTACAATAAGCCTTCTCAGACATTTCAAGAGAGATAATAAGAACACTCTTATTTTGATTCGCTATATTTTGAGCAACGTTCTGAAGAAAAATACTCTTACCAACATTCGTCTCACCAGCAAACACGTATAGAGATCTACCGTCTTCAAGAAAACCACCACCAAGCTTTTTATCTAACCAGGACCAACCAGTAGAAATAGTTTTATCTACGTTTTGAAGATCATTACAATGTTTATCAATCTCTGAATAATATTCATGACCTTTTTCATTTGCTAAAGACACCGAACAAGCACCTTCAAACATATCTAAAATTTGACCTGTATCTATAGCATCATTTCTAGAGCAAATATCTGTTACAGCAAGCATTGTATTAAAGACAGTTCTTTCTCTAATAAACTGCTCAGTATTGTCCATAAGCTCTTTCTTATCACCTGGTTTATCTATAACTTTAAACGCTTCTACTAACTTTTTAAAAGAGTCTTTTAATTCTTCTGTAGTTAAATAACTTTTTACTTCTGTTAGTGTAGGTGGCTGGGATCTTTCTTCAAAAAAGTCTGTAATGATACCAATAATATTTTTTATATCTCTATTATTAAAAATATCTGGTTTCATATATTGTACAACTGTAGATAGATAATTTTCATCTGTCAAACAGTTAAACAAAATGACGTTTTCAAAAAAGTTAGTATCGATTTTTTTATTCATTAGTAGTTATTGAAATAGTCTATAAAATATTTCTCGCTTTGCAAGTATTCTTCTGAAAAACTTTTTAAGCCGGGAGATTCATGTACAACATAAATAGGCGCTGTACCCATACGCAAACCTTTCTTATTTGCATCTAAACAAAATATAAGATCGTAATGATGAAACATAACATTTTCATCCCATTTAAGATCTTTTTCTTTTACAGTGTGAGTATGTACAGCTAAAAATAAACCATCCATTAAAGAACATCTTCTCCCAAACGGTCCAAAAGATGTAACAAACTCTTTATTATCTTCTGTAAAGTGAGATACAGCCCCACTCATTGTTTCTCTAGGACACATAAGATGCCACAGACCATGGTTTTTGAGCTGAGGGTTTGCTCCTCCAGCTAAACCAACAATATCAAATTGAGCAAAACCCATTTCTAGTTTACTTTGAAGAAAACCTTCTGTAATAAAAACATCGTCATGTATGTAAACTACCGCGTCAAACTTATCATAATACTTTCTCGCTTTATTATATTGAACAGAAAGGGATTTTGTATTTTCATAATTAACTACAAGCTCACTTTCAAACCTTAATCCAGTAAAATGATTATCTGATTTCTCTTTTGTCTTATCTGTTACTAGACTTTTATAAAGAGGACTATACTCTATAAAAGCTTTCTTATTTAATTTTGTACAAGTATAAAATAATATTTTCATATAAAAAATGGTGAATGGGTTTCGAAATGTGTATATTCAGTATCAATTCCATCCTTTGTTACTGAAGCAAGCTTACCTTCTGGAAACTCTTTTGAACCTTCAAACTCAGTAGATGAAAAGTCGCCTTCATCATTATAAAATAACGTTGATCCACTACGAGCTAAGAGCAATTCGTCTGCCTTAGTATTGTAAATTAACAGACTAAATGTACCTTCTAATACCTCACAAGCAGCTCTAGGACCAATTTCATAACACAACTCAGGTATAATGCTAGAATCTACTTTATACTTTTTAAAGTTTTCTAGCTTGTAAGATTTAACTAACGGTTTTACATTAGTAATAATACCGTTATGACAGACCTCATAACTCTGATACTCAAATGGGTGAGTTGTATCCTTATCAAATTTTTGATTCTCAGTAGTAGGGGCTTGACAATGACCTATGTAGTATTTACCGTCTGGTAATCTAGCATCATTCATTTGACCTTCTTTTGTCCAAGAACCTATATCTCGGTTTTTGTGGTCAAGCACACGTACATGATGAGCAGAAATGCCTCTTTGCTTGTTCAGATTATATAATTTAATAAACGTTTCTCTATTTTTTGAACCAAATATAGCGCACATAATTTTATTATATATTTTTCTCTTCAACAGGCCAGTTAATATTACGGTTATATACAAGCGGATCTTTCATATTATTGTCTAAGAAACCTTTTATTCTGCTTGAACAGGCAGGGCAATGACCGCAAGAAAGTTCATTACCTTCATAACATGTCCAAGTATCTTCAAAAGGCACTTCACTTCTGATACCTAGTTGAATAATATCTTTCTTATCAAGAGTAATAAGAGGTGTACGAATAGTAATTTTATTCTTTCGGTTCAGTCCAACGATATTGTTTAGACTGCTGAAGAACTCTTCGCTACCGTCCCAGTAACCAGCTTGAGAATCTACAAGAGCGCTACCATAATATACCTCTTGAGCTCCATTAGACTCTGCATAAGAACATAAGATAGATAGCATCATTAGATTTCTAAACGGTACATAGTTTACAGTCTGAGGGTCTCCTAAAACATCTTTAGTTTTCGCTACATCAATATTTTCGTTTGTAAGAGAAGAAGAGGTAGCTATATCTGAGAAAAAACTTAAGTCTACAACTTCGTGAAAAATTTGGCATGCTGTTTGTTCTTGTAAGTTCTCCACTAAAGCAAAGGCTGCATCGATTTCTTTTTTAGCGTGTCTTTGATTATAAAAGAACGTAATAGCGTAAATCTCATCGTATCTTTTAGATTTAGCTGCATCGTAAATCATTACAGTGGAATCTAAACCACCACTTACTGGAATAACACATTTCATATATAGGATAATAGAATAGAAAATAAAAAAAAGCAACAAGTAAATGTTGCTTTTACGATATTATTTTTAAAAAGACTTATTCGTCTTCATCTTCAGCGGGTTCTCCCATTAAGGATTCTACTTTATCTTCAGTATCATTACCGTATTTCCATTTTGCGGTAATAGACTCTTCAATCGCTGGAATAATCTTTTCATCCCAAAACTCTTTATCATCTCTGAACGTTTTGAAATAGCCAAGCTTCGTACCATCTGCAAGCATATAAGTAGAACCAGTTTGAACCATTATACCATTATCAACAGCAAGCTCTTTAATACCTGAATACTTGTTCAAACCTGACAAGAAGTTCAAATACATTTCCGCTTGAAGGAATTGTGGTACAAAACGATTCTTAACAGTAAGAGCTCGTAGTGTAACCCCGCTATAGCTCTTAGCGTTACTTAACATCTGATCTTTATCATTTGTCTGATCTTGTTTTTCATATTTAGCTGCTAGCTGTACTAGTACGCTTGCAAGATAAACAGGACCTTTACCACCAGATTGCTGCTTAATTAACGACGGATACATCGCAGCAGGGTCTTCATACGTATGATTACTAAAGAGAATAGTTGTACCAGTTTTAGCAGCCTTATACGTAAGAGTTCTCATCATAGATTTGAGCTGTTTAGCTCTCAAACCCATGTCATTAGCTGACTTATCTGCGGCAGCATCATTTAACTCTTTCTGTGCAGAAAGATTTCCAAGAGAATCAATACTAATGATAAACTTACCTTTTAGTTCAGGTTTATTCTCAATAGTTTCAAGCATCTTAAAGATCTGATTTCTACAATTCTCAACAGTATCTACAGGTACATACTTCGCTTTTTCAGGATCAAGACCAACGCTTTTTGCACTTTTACTATCAACCGCAACCTCTGTATCGAAAATGACCGGAATCATTCCTTTCTTTTGAGCATTCCCTAAAATCTTATTAATAATATAAGTCTTACCAGTCATCGAAGGACCAGAAAAGCCTGTAATACGACCCTTAGGAACACCACCAAAGAGAGAACCGGATATAATAGCATTTAGTACCATACACCCGGTATCAATCCATTCTGTTACGGCTGATAAAGTTTGATCTGAAAGAAAGCCCGCTTCTGGGTTAATTTTTTCTAAGGCGAGAAATACATCATCAATCGCCTTGTCTACTTTTTTATCAGCACTCATATATCTATGATAAATTACCTTCTAAATAAATCAAGGTTATTCATCAAAAAGTTTAACTACCTTTGCTTGACCTGCTGATTGAGCTGCTTCAGCTGGAGTAGCAATTGTAGGTTGATCTGGTGTGATAATTGCGCTCGGGTTAAACATCTTTTCGTATTGTTCAACGAGCTTATCGTCAAGATTAACATCATCTCCAAAAGTAATATTACCCTTGTTGAATGACCATACAGTATCATCCTTATCCTTTTCTTTAAGAAATTCATTAAAGAAAAATGGAAGTACTTGAACTTGAAGTTGACCTGTTTGCTGATTAGGTACAACGTTAATAATAGCCGGGTTCTTTACCTTGACTACTTCCTTATTTGATGAAACCTGTTCGCCGTAAATTGTACGACCAATTCCATCTACGAATACAATAATTTCTTTTTTATCTGCCATAACATTAATATATAATAGGTTTACTTAAAAATCAAGTTAATTAAAGAGTTCAAACAAATTTGTTTTAACTTGTTGTCCTGGCTTTGCGAACTGCCAGTTTACAGCTTCATAACAACGCTCGAATACACTACAAACAATTTTTTCAAACATTGTATCTATATCAGGTTTAAGTAGCTGCTTAAATTCTTCAGGAAAGGAATATTTGTATGCAATAGTTTTTATACCGTATTTATTCGGTGTCTCAACATACAAGAAACGAATTTTATCTCCAGAAACGATTGGCTCATACTTATGTTTTAGATCTAACTTTTCTAAGAGAGAGTTATAGAAGTAAGCCGACTTGACATGTATAGGCATTCCTTTTACAGTTTTAAAGCCTTGACATTTAAAAGCATAATGATCATAGTTTGAAACTCCCATAACTAGAGCATAATCCTCAATAGGTAGAGCTTTAAATGTCTTGTAAAGATTGTTAAACATCCCGTTAATCTTTACATAGTCTTTTGATAAGATCATCTCTTCCATTACTTCTTTAACCAAAGGTTTAATAGGGTTAGGCATTGTTGATCTAACAACCTCAACTCCAGTATACTTAAATTTATCCGTCTTTAGACCTTCATCATCTAACTTATGTAGTACGTATCTTTTCTTCTGCAAAAAGAGACCGCTATCACAAATTGACTCTCTCTTAAATTTAAATCTAGAATCAATTGAATTTAAAGCATTAACAGACCATGTTTGTATACCATCGTTAAGAACATTTTCTATATCTTCAACTAAATCATAAATCTCTCTTGTTACGTCTTTTCCGTTAGCAAAATTTAGTTTCTTATGATTAATAATATGCCTAATTGTCATGTAAACTGAATCAGTATCGTTGTAGATAATAGGATTATTCTTTACCAATTCTTCATCAGACATCTCAGTTTTTTCTTTAACATACCGAGTAAGAATTTTATTACTTTGTTTAATAACACCTTGACCGGTAAGAGTAATTGAACGAGCAATATCCGGGTCACCCATAGGGGAGGCTTTATTACCGAAATAACCATAAATTCGGTTAATCAAAATTTTATAAGTAAGCTGCTGAATCCATAAACGCTCTACATCAAATTGAGTTTGCTTATACTCAGGATCAGATTTTTTTAAATCATTTAACTTTGCTCTAGCTACATCCCATTGACGTTTATGCTTTTGACGAATAGCATAAAATTTTTCTGTAATACTTGGAAAGATACCTTTCTTTTTCTGTAGAAAAAGTTTATCTGCTTTAGAGATTGATATTTTTTCCTTTTTACAAAAGTCTAGAAACTTTTTAGGTGAGAGTTTAAAGTCATTATTGTTTACATCTCTTACAATAATTTCTTTTTTGTTTTTTGAGACAATCGAACCAAATTTAGTTTCAGGAGATAAATTCAGAGTAATCATCACCGATGGATATAGACTGTTAGCATCGAAAGAGACTAGATAGTCTTGGAAACCTCTTTGCGGTTCACTCACATACGCGCCTTCATATTTACCGTTTCTTTCATCATCTGTTCTTATAAAGGTTGGAATGACCACGTCGTTACGTCTCGCTTCAATAATAGCTGCTCCTGTAACAGTTGAGATAGTACCTAGAGCATTCTCAAGAGGGGTAAGTCCAACAAAAGCAAGAGTACGAAGGAGTTTTATATAAAGAAGCTTTGCATCAAGCCTGACCAACAACCTAACGTCCTGTACGTTGTAGTCAACAAATGTTTCCCAATCTTTATCTGCTAAAGAAGCTAAATTAGACTCTCCAAAGTCTACTTTCTTTTCACCCAATTCAACCTGAGCAATGGAGTTCAACTTGTAGGACTCTCTAGGAGCTTGAGTAAACGTTTTATATACATCAATATAATCTACACATGAAACACCGTCTATAGACCATTTTGCTTGCATCTTTCCAAAGGCAGATCTTACCTCCCTGGCTCTAATCTTACCGACCGGAGACAAACGTCTTGGTTCAGATTCATCAAACAATATAGCAATTCGATTAATGATATATGGTAAATCGAAGAACTCAGAGTTCCAACCAGAAATTACATCCGGGTAATCTACGGCTTGGAATTCGAGAAATTTTTGAAACATATCTCTCTCATCTTCACATCTAAAGTAAATATGATCTTTACTTTTTGGTTCATAATCATTATAACCCCAAGAATAGTATTTTTCATCTATTGTATCATAGATTGTTATAATGTTCACAGGATGAGCAGCTTTATTAGCTTCTGGGAATTCGTCTGGTGAATATACCTCAATATCAAGAAACCAAACCTTTAACGGCATAGAAACAGGGTCAATATTATCCCAGTTCTTCCAGTAGTAATCAATTAGAAACTGATGCTCGATTCGGAGATTTTCATACACTCGTATAACGCCTCTATCTTCTCCAGCTTTTGATCTTAAAGAAACAGCTCGTTCATATTCTGTATCGAATTGAATTTTTTCAAGCTTGGTATTATAGATACTTGTATGAGTAGCTTTTTTGCTACTTGTCTCTCTATAGTAATAAGGTTTAACGGTGTGTTGGGTAACTATGCGTTTACCATTTTCGTCGTATGTAAAATGGTAAATTACACCATCACCAGATTCTTGTCTGTAAGCTATATTCCTGTACATTCAAGATGATAATAGATGCTTTTGGAGTAATATCAAGAATTATTTTCTAGTTTAATTGTTTTTATACCATTGTACTTATTTACTAATTCTCTTTCAATGGTTCCGTACTTATGACCTTGATAAATTTCTTTCCACATCCCGATATTTTCCTTATTTTCGAGAAATAGTTTTTCACCTTTAGCTCTATTCCTTCTAATACTTTTCATAAAAGTATCTTTGTTCTTTAAAGCGCCTTTTACTTGATCAACCATTTCGTCTCCGGTATTAAATTTAAGTTCAACGTCCTTATAAGGGTTAAGATTCTGGCAAACCGGGATAAGACCTAAAACACTTGCTTCAGTATTTTTTATTTCGCTCTTACATCTGTTAAATGTATTATCAATAAGAGGGGCTACCATTGCCTGACATTTCAAACTATTTAGCTTCTCGGGATAATCGTAAAGCTTTGTCCAGGGATGGAATTCTATTTTACCTGTATTAGCTAAATCAGCTAGAGCTCTAGGCAACGTTCCGTAGAATACCCACTGAAAATCATTAACTGTTTTTCTTACTGCGTCTAAAATATGACCAAAATCATCTCTACCTTTTACCCTGTTATCTACATCAGTATGGGCTCCTGAACCTGCATAAAGTACTCTAGGCTTTTTCTTGTTTTTATCATAGTATCTACCAATTCTTTTTTCATCGAAGAGATTACCAGCCCACCATTTAGGAATAAAATTAGGCACTACAGTAGCGTTTAGATGACCTGTTTTGCTTTTATAATACTCTGCAATTGTTGGAGTTGTAGTTGTAATTTCATCACACATTAACATAATCTCAGCTGAAGTTTTCCTTACTTCAGGGTCTGAAAAGCCTGGCTTAAAATGATTATACTCAGGGATATCTTCATAGAACATTACATCGTCTATTTCATATATTAATTGAAAACCGTATTTCTCTTGAAGCTGTTTCAAAAATTTTACGTAGTGAAGCTGAGCAGGTGTGGCTTGTCTCTGAATTCTTACAGTTTTTAGTGTACTAAAAAATCTTTCATCTCCTATCATTTGACATACGTTCATTACAACGCTCATCATTCTTGAGTTTAATTGATCGCTTGGCCAGAACACTCTCCAGAAACCACAACCAGATTGATCTGCAATAAAATTTACAGCCTTAGGTAAAGAGGTTTCTTCCTGAGCTGGAAGATTTTGTTTTTGGGTAATTAAACCTTGTTGAATAGGTTGAAGACCTAAAGGCATACCTAGTGAAGGGGCGCCTATTACATTTGGAAAACCTGTACGAATCATCTTATATAATTATTTTATTCTTCTTTAAAATCCACACGACAGGTAATTCCATTTTTCTTCTCTAAGTTAACAATCTCGCCAGTAGCCGCTTTAATGGATTCTTTTCTATGAGAAATAATATAACAGCTCTCGTTAAAAGTCTCTATTCTTTCTTTTAGTACTTCGAGAACCAATTCTACACCTTTTTCGTCAAATGAACAATCGAACAATTCATCGAACAAACATAAATTATAAGCTACATCACCTTGAAGTCTTCTTATATCCATAAAAGAAAACATACAAGCTAAATCAATTGCTTTTTTTTCTGCTCCAGAAAAATTATTATAACAACTC